ATATTGCTATCAGCATCTTCGGTATAGGTATAACCTGTGACGCCAGTGACAGTTGCTGAACCGCGACGCACAGACACCGGAGTCGATACTGCCAACATTAGACGATCGCGATCTTTGAATACCGCAGATTTAGCGATGCCCAGTTTCCAACTGTCAGTGATCAATGCACCATTAACTGCAATCATGCTTTCACTGCTGTTTTGTACTCGTGTTAGACCAATGCCATACTGTGCAATAACTGACAGTGATTCTGCTACTTCACGTTCGACGCCAAGCATGGCCCAAGTTGTAGCACTAGAGCCTAGATTCATAGCACCTGAACCTTGATTGCCCAACCAACCGTTCTTTTCTTGCATGGCACCAGTTTGGAACTGCCAGATGTTGGCACCCTGTTGATAGTTGATCTGTGACACCATACCTGAGTCAGTGGATGCCATTAACATTGAAGTATTTTTGTTCACTGGAGTGGCAATTTGACGATAGTTCATTGGACTGAGGCCTAGCCAAGGACTGGCGTAGTGTGCCGTCATTGCTGTGTTGGCGGCCATGGCCTGTGTTAAGTTAATGCTATAGTTACGGCCAATGCCGTCAATGGCCTGTGTATTACTCAACACACTACTGCCTTTGAGTGCAGAACCAATGGCACTGGTAGTGACTACACCAGTTGAAGTCAGTGCTTGACCAGTAACACTTTGTCCTGTAAGTTTCTGATGGCGTGTGGCCACTGTGAGATTGCCCTGTGGTTGCGTGGCCTTGTCAAAGTCAACCATACCATAGCCGTAGACTTCGTCAACACCCTTGGCGCCCATGTCGCGGGCTGTGTTCAGTGTCAGTGCTACCAACTGCTCAGCACGGAGTTGTGGCCAAGCCTGCTTCATCAGTGCGATACCACCAGACACATAAGCGGCCGCAGGACTGGTGCCATTCACTGCCAATGCACCTTGATAAGCAGAATTGATGTTGAGTTGCGTAGGTGCGGCACCATATACTTGCATGCCTGGTGCCACCACGAAAAAGTCTTTGGTTTGGAATTTATCCAAACAGGTTGTGCCTGCGGCATTTTGGCACAAGTGGCCGGCACGATTTGAAAAACTGGCAATATTAGAACCAGTGCTGTCAGTGGCACCTACGATCAGCATGCGACCACCCAGCACTAGGTTGCCATTGGCATCAGTGCGTGTTGCATACATGCCTGGGAATGCCGCATACGGCAGGGCTTGGTTACCAGCGGCCGCCACTAATACAACGTTCCTGTTGGTGGCCACTGCATAGGCCGCCATGTCACTGGCACTGGAACCATAGTTCACACCATAATTTGTTGGGCTAAAATAAACACCCTTGGTAGGACCTAAGCGAACTGTTTTCTGGAAGGTAGGATCATAGTTCATACCAAAACTCATGTTGATAACATGAGCACCATTGCTACTCATCCAATCTAGGCCTTTGTAAACTGCCGCTGTGCTGAAACTGGCAGATGTGCCACCTGAACCAACTTGTCCCAACAGCAACATGGCATCAGGAGCCACGCCCACTGTGCCCCAGCCATCCAAGTTGCCGGCGGCAATACCAGCCATCTGGGTACCATGCTGGCCCCATGTCACTGCACCGCCAGTGACGAAATTCCTAGAAGCGATTATAGAATTTTTGAAATCGCTGTGTGTGAGATCAAACCCTTGATCCAACACTCCAATCACTGCACCTTTTCCTGTGATGCCTCTACTCCAGGCTTTGTCAACTCCGCCGGCTTTGAGTACCGTGGAAATTTCTCGGGTTTCAAAAGTGCCTGGTACTACAGTTTGGGCCTGCACAGTTCCTGCTAGGGCTAGGGCTACTGCCAGGGTGATGGGTTTGAGTTTAAACATGGTTGATCCTTTCGTAAGGTACACATGTATTTTAGCACAAAATTAGGACCAGGTCAACCATTTTTTTGGCCCAAAAAACCATAGAAAAAGGACGCTTTAAGCGTCCTTTTTTGGGTCAGCGAGACTTAGATTATACTGACAGTCCCAAAGACTGAGCCTTGTATGCCAAAGCAACCATCTTGCGGCTGGCTTCACCATGCTGGTACTCAGTTACTGTAACACCGTTACCGGCCTTGCGGCTGTTAGCGTAGATAGCATAGCCACGCTGGCGGATGTTAGAGATGGTAGCAGTAGGATTGGCGATGCCAAAACGCTTGCTGATCTGGCTCTCTGTGAGCGTCTCACCATTGAGAACCAAAGCCTTGAAAAGGCGGCCCTGCTTGGTGTCAAAGTCAAAACTACGAATTGATTTAGTTTGATGTGTCATTTTAAAAACTTCCTATATAGTAAGGTTAGTTTCATCAATCTTTGATGATTTATAAATTATAGCGTAACTCTTAGACTAAGTCTAGTGGTTGTTTAGCCATTTTGCGATGGAGTTGTCCGGATCGTAATGATCCATGACACGGAAGTAGTCAAAGGATATTTTTTGATCCTGATCAGTGATGGCCGCTGAGTTAGGTTTGGCATAATACAAGGTGCTGGATGCGTGTTTGATCTTTTGATCAAAATATTCTTGATCCTGAGTATGATCCAGTATCACTTGCTTGGCCGTGTTTTTCAATGACTCAATATTCTTTAGATCCGGTTGTTGATGAGCACTCCACCTTTGGAAATCATCACTGGAATAAAAAGTCACCAAGTCAATGTTGGTCAATAGTCGAGTCCTGAGTTTCTGTCCAATCTGTTGCCATTTGAAATTGAAACCATGCCACCATAACCAGTCCCATACCGTGGCAATAGGTCTTGGACTTTTGGCATAGGTTTGGTGGTAAAGGTCATGGATGCATTGGGCCGCTTGTTGGTGTATTCCGAAACCCGCCAGCATGGCCACGATATTGTGTTGCGTGGCAGGTTGTAGCAGATAGCCTGCACCATATCTCTGATGTATGGTATTGGCCAGTGGAGATCCAAACAATTGGTCAGCATGTTCTGCACTGAGCATGACGCCATCCAGTCCGGACACTGTGGCTCTAAGCATGAGTTCTTCGGTGCTCATGAGATCAAAATTTTCTCTCACATGCTGTTGATAAAACTTTGGATACTCTCTGATACTGTCTTCGTTCATTACTACCGTGACTTGAGCAAGACTCCGACCTAGACACAAGAAATTTACCAACATGGCTGTGCTGTCGATACCTCCAGACCACATGAGATAAATCCTGCGGCTGCTGTCTAGCAATTGGCAGGCTCTGGCACGACCGCACTCACTGAACTTCAGCGTTGGTAGATCAAAGTCTGGTAATCGATGTGACTCTAGTAAACTTGATCTGATAGGCCATGTGATAGTGCCGGTTCTATCAACCAAAAACGGATCTGCATCTAATAGATACAACTGTTGGAATATGCCGACATCTTGTTTGCCCGAGTCGCCACTTCTCAACTGTGAATCAAATGCATACAATAAACTCATCGCGAACCAGATCTCAATTCCATTTCCAACTGTTCATGCAGGCACTGAGTCATTTCTAATTTGTCATCAAGTCTGTTTATTTTGTCAACATACTTGACCCAAATCGCATTGAGCCTGCTGACTGACAGCAAACAACCGCCGACTTTCATTGACAGTTCATTGAATGCGGCTCCTGGGGACATTCCTGCGATTGTGGCCCACTCTGTCACTGCTGGTGTATAAATGTTCCGGGCATGATCACATTGTGGTAACTGCTGAGACATGAACGGTATGAATAATTCATCTCCAGTGAAGTGTTTCGCTCGGCTCATATAACGCTCGATTTTGCGTTCCAACAAAGACATGCTGAATTGACGGTCATTGGCCAATTTGCGTTTGACCAACCAGTCTGCGGATACTTCTGCTACATTGGTTTCTAAGATATCAAAGTGTTGACCACTGGGTGTTTTTTCAACTGCTTTTCCAATGTTGGCATCGCTTGAGATAGAGGCCCGAGATGTTTTTTTTATCAGAGTGCAGTTTTTATTCACTGAATAGGCAAAATCCTTGAAATACTCGGCCCGGTCTGGTAACCAAATATCCAACACAGAAGTATTGACTAGTCCTTGTGCTACAGCATTGGCCACTGAAACACTAGTGGCTGTGGTCAGTACACCATAGTTGGTAAGGTCAACTACCAGGTGATGATTGTTTTTCCTTGCGAATCCATCTAGCATTTTGATAACAAGGGGCCGCGGCCCCTTGCCCCATCACTTGGTTGAAATGAACTCGTAGAGTTCTTTGGCCTGACGCTTGATATTATCCACAGATGGAAAATCTGGGACAGTTAGGTCAGTGGGGACGGGTTGCTTGCGTTCCATGGCATCGGAAACCTTGACTTCCCAAAGTCTTTGGGCAGTTTCTCTGCGAGCATGGTAGTCTTGTTCCAGCATTTCTTTGGCCATCTTCAAGACTTCGAGGCGGATAACATAGCCGTTGGAGGCAGATGTTTGGTTACTCATGATATTTCTCCTTAGTGTGAGTGTGTTGTCAACTTGTGCTGACGAAAGTATATATGTTGGCGTTTCACTGTTGTCTAGCCAAAAAAACACCCGCCTCAGCGGGTGTGTAAAAGCACAGAGAGGTTCTACATCGCGATCTTGACTCTGGTCAAGCGGGTCTCTCTATGGCCGTTTTGATCTGTGCTGTGTGTCTTTACTGTGCCCGTGATCTCAAACTCCTCTGATTCGGGCCAGTGAGCGACCAGTTGGCTGGAAGTCCAGAAATATAAATTCGCACCGTCTGTGGCACGGATCACAGATCCATCAAAGGTACGCCCAGCGAACTTGCTGAGTATTGACACCCGGCATCGTATTTTTCCGCCCACTTGGCCTTGGTATTGGCTACTGGTGCCGATGCGAGTGGTTGATTCTGCCACCCGCTCGCGAGTCAACTCTTTGTGATATCTATTGCCCATGCAGGCCAGGAAGGCCATGCCTGTGTTGGCACCAATGGTGTCTTGCTGTATGAGTTTGAAAATCTTTTCATCGAACTCGTGGCTACCACCACCCAAGACCGTGAACATCAAGCCTTGGAAATGATCAGCCATGCGAACTCCCATCTGTCGGTCCGCGTCTGTGACCGCAGGGTCGCCTTTTTCTATGCTGTCGCGTATGAGTTCCCTGTTGGGCCTATAAGCAATCACATCAGTGGCATGCCCAGTTTCGTCTGTGGCGTACTCTACGAATTTGACGTAGCGACCATCATTGATGCGATCAGCCATGGCCGTCAATGCCCAGGCATCTGCGATGGGTATCTGTTGTTCGGGTCGGGAGGCCATATGCATGGGCCGAGGAGGTCTACGATAGTACATGATTAGACAAAGTCGATGGCCACATCGTCGCCCATTATGGGCCTGGAGTTCACGATCACATTAGAGGTCACCACTCCTTTCAGAGTCTGGACGATGACCTGCACTTCGGCATCAGTAGCCTCACGGAGGAAAAGTGTGCCATAGGCAAAGTGTGCATCCACATCAGGTGCCACTTCTTCCACTCGATTCAGGACTGTTTTTTCAAAACCCATGATGGTCTCCTATTAGGCGAATTCGTAAAATTTCACAGAAGGGTCTAACTTCTGCAGGTCGCGGGCCGCGGCAGTCAAGGTACGATAGCGAGCATTGACTTGGCTACGGCTGAGTTCACCATCGCAGGTGAGATTTTCTGGACTGAGTTGGCTGTCAATGCTGTCAGCAATCTTTTGATTGTCAACACCAATAACCCAAGGTTTTTTGCCAAAAATAGCGTTGAAAGAATTTTGCTTGTCAACAAAGGCTTTTAGTGATTTCATTGCGTGGCTCCTGTTTGCTTACTGTTCTATGAGTTTAAGCGAACTAGGCCCAGAAGTCAACCGTTTTTTGGCAAGTTTTTTGTGGGTTTTTAGCCACAAAAATAGCCTAAAAAGTGTTGCAAAAATGCCACATTTTTTGGGCTGAAAGTTAGTGTTTGCTGATCTATCGCAATTCTACATCTTCCAAGCCCGCCACCCGCAGTTTGGTCACATTGTTGATCTGGAATTGTTTTGAATCAATGGCTTTGATCAAGCCCAAGAACTTGTTCCTGATCAATGCGAACTCATTGACGATGGCATCCATGTCACACACATCTGGATCGCCGTCCACATACTTTTCAGCATCTCTTGAGGTCAATGCACGATTGTAGTGTTCTGTGAACTGCCGGAACTTAGCGGCACGAACCTTACGCAATTCTAGGTTTAGATGTTCAAGGATGGCTTCAATCTCTTGCAGTTGATTGAAACGGTATTCCACGATACCTGGCATTTCTCTGCTGGCTCGTTCTAGACTTCCGTCCATCCTCAACTCTCGTCTAGCATCACCCAACTCATTTTCAAAGTAAGCGATGCAGTCAGGAAGTCGTGAAATATCTCCTTGAACTTGTCTAAACCATTGGCTCATCAATAACCTTCGTCTTCGTCTTCGTCGATGATGTCTTCTTCGCCCAACAACTCATTTAGAGCCATATCAAGATTGGTATCAATTCCGCTGAGTTCTTTGCGGCAGTCTTCGAGGCTCACGAAGTCTTCGGCGGCTCTTAGATAAGAAACAGCGGCATCTGGTCGCTCTTTCTTGTCAATATAAGGTTTCATGGCATTCCATACTTCTGCCAACATTTCACCGTTGTGTTCACTCATTTTCAGTCATTCTCCATTATAGTCCTTGCAGGACTGGGATACTTAGTTTTTTGTGACAGCACGTTTTGCCAGATATTGATCATTGTGGATCCATTTGTCATCGACTAAAAATCCCCATTCACGACGCTGAGGTCCTGGCATAAACAATGTCCAGCACTCAATGTCTTGGGCCAGTTCAATCCTATGATAGGAATTAGCCCGACAAAATCTGAAGTGTCCGGGACCACGCCAGTGCCGGGTTTCGCTGATCTTGCGACCTCGAGAATCAAAATTGGGTGTCCATTCCCAGTAGCCACCTCGGAGTATCAAAGTAGCGTAAGGCCATGGATGATCATGCACATCATCGGGATCTGATTTAAGAAACCTGTGAACAAACACATTGAATGGAAACCACTTTCTGTCGCGAAAAAAAACATAGTACCTTTCCAGATAAGGTTCTTGGTCGATGCGATCCATGACGATGCGTCTTCGGCCTCGGCTGTCCAACCAATGCAAGAACTTGGATCGTATCGTCAATTTGATCTCCTACTATACTACTATTATAGCATCAGTGCTAGTGATTGTCAATCACTGGTCTGTGTTTTGGGAAGGATTAGTG